GTCGCGCGACGCCATCGAATCGTTTCGCGCTGGGATGCGCTCGATGACTGACATTCTGGGGGCGGGTGGCGTCACGCTCGACGAGCACCTCGACCAGATTGAGGCTGAGGAGATTAACATCCGCGCACGCATGGCCCGCAGTGGACTGCCTCGCTCTGTATTCGGAACTCTCACCCCTAACGGGCAGCCGGCCGATATGGTGGCGCCTACTTCTACACCATGAGCTTCTCTCGCATCCTTTCCCGCGTTTATCATCAGCCCTGGTTTATAACCGCCGGGGGCTTTGATGCCGTGCACCGCCTTGTCCAGGCCCGACTAGCTCGCATGGATGATGACGAAATGCCCGACATGAGTATGTATTCCAACCCGCGGGAGCCAATGGAGATTGACCCCAATGGGATCGCGCACATCGAAATCTGCGGAACGCTGGCAAAGGGAATTTCTCCCATCGAAAAATGCTGCGGTGCGACCGATTATGAAGACATTGAAGACGAACTCGAAGCCGCAATGGCCGCAAACGTGCGCGGGGTTTGGCTGGAGATTGATTCTCCTGGGGGCGCTTGCACTGGAAATTCTGAGATTGCTGACCAGCTCCAGCTAATCTCTCGCAAGATTCCGACACTGGGCTACACCGACGGAATGGCTTGCTCTGCGGCGTACAATATCGCCGCAAGCTGCCGAGAAATTTGGGCTTCTCCTAGTGCCACAGTTGGCAGTATCGGCGCCATCATCCCATGGGTGGACAACGGCGCAATGTGGGCTGAGGAAGGAATGGAGTGGGCGCCGATAACTAACTCCGAGGGCGATCTCAAAGGAGCAATGATGGGTCCAAGCTTGACCGCAGCTCAAAATGCGTCGCTTGCTGAATACGTCCAAGACTCGTTTAACCTTTTCCGCGACAATGTTTTGCGCAACCGAAACGTACCAGCAAGCGCAATGCGTGGGCAATGCTTTTTGGCTGGACGCGCGCTACAAAATAAGCTTATTGACAAAATAGGCGCAGAACAGTTAGCTTACGACCGTCTAGTCTCTCTCGTGTAGGCTTCATTGTTCATTGTTTCGCCCGTCTGGTTTAACCGCCAGGCGGGTGTTTTTTTTACAAGGTCGGGTTAGGTATGGATCAACCCGATACCCTTGCCTCCGCGCTGGAGGCGCTCTCCGCTGCCCGTGCTGATGCGCAGGCACTCGAAATCCTTGCTAGCGAACACTCTACAACTCTCGGCTCGCTCAACGCGCTGACTGAGAAACATCTAGAGCTTGCCGCCTCACTTGCCGCCGCGTCAATGGCCGCCGCAGATCAAGCCGCTGTAATCGCGAAACTTGAGGCCGAAAAACTCACCGCCTCTGAACGCGCTAACGCAATCGTCGCCAACATCGGCGTCGCCCCTGTGTCAATTGTCCCTGATGCCGCGCAGGCAAAAAGTTCCACAGAATTGTGGGCCGAATTTAACGCGCTTCCCATTGAGGATCGAAATTCATTCTACGCGAAACATCGCGCCATTCTCACCCAATAACTAACCCCAACTTATTTAAAACTTTATGGCCAACACCATCTCAGGCGTAAATCTCGCGGCAGTCGCAATGGAGTCACTCCCTTCGCTAAAAGCTTTATTTTCAAGCCTTTCTGCGTGCACGACAGACTTTTCTGCTGAAATCGCAGATCGTGGCGCAAGCATCACCACTCGATATCCCGTTAACGTCACCGCTCAGGATCTGAGCCTTGGTTTCATTCGCACTGGCGTTGAAACGGTTGCTAAGACCATCACGCTCAGTAATTACCCTGGGTTCTGCTACGGATTCAACGACTTGGAACGTTCCAAATCTTCGATCAATCTGAACGACCTGTTTGTTGCTCCCGCGTTGACTGCAGTCGGTCAATCCGTGTTTGGCACGATTTGGAACCTGGTGACTTCCAGCAATTTCAATTCGGTCGGCATTAATGCTGCCAACTTTGACCGCTCGGATCTTGCTGATCTGCGTGCTCGTTTGAACACTCAGGGAATGCCGCAGGAAGGCCGCGCTGTACTGCTTAACCCGACGTACTTTGCCAGCCTGCTCAAGTCCCTTAACACGGCAGAGTTCCCTGGCTTCATTCCTGAAAAGGGCGAAGGCTTTATTCCTCGCGTTGCCGGATTTGACGTTTATGAGTCTACCGAGTGCGACGCAAACGGTCAGGGATTGGGGGGCTTCGTGTTCCACAAATCCGCGCTGCTCCTTGCTTCCCGTCGCGTCAACGCTGACGGTGCCCAGCAGATGGGTGCTGAGATCGCCGACGTACTTGTCCCAGGGCTAAACCTTCCCGTACAGATGCGCCGTTTTTACGACGTCAATGCAGGGGAACTCGTTTATTCTATGGGCGTTCTGTTTGGAGCCACTGCGGGCCGCGTCGAAGCTGGCGTGCGCATCGTCGCTGAATAAAAAACCATCCACCACGGGGAGAGGTGGGCGTTTGCTCGCCTCTCCCTTTGTTTTACAAATATGTCTCAAAAACTCACTGTCGTCACAAAGGATCTGGAAATTGTCTACATTGGAGACGATTACGACGCGGCCATCAAAGCGTACAAGGCTTACAACGAGCCTGGTATCATCAAAGTGTTTTGCCTAACGCGTCCAGATCGCGAGAAACGAATCAAAGTTCAAAAGGTTGAACCGCCCGCTGCAAAGTCCAAGAAATGAACTGGTTTGCCATAGCCGCAGCCGCAACCGACCAAGCTTTAGCCATTATGGGCGAAGAGTTTGTTTACCAGGGGCAGACGTGGCGTGGTGTTATCAACCAAACGGACACTCACGAAATCCTTGAAGCTGGCGGCTTTGCGACTTACTGCACGTCTTCAATCGCGATTCAAAAACGCGGATTTCCTGTTCCGGTAAAAGGCGACAAACTGACCATAGCGGGGACACCGTTGCGTATTGTGCGCACTGCTGAACATCCGGTTTCTTGGACTTTGTACCTGGAGGACGTTTCTCGATGAGCCTTGATTTGGCGATGTGCGATGCCATTCGCAACAGTCTGCAAGATGCTTTCCCAACGACCTTTGTGGGCCTGCCGCACGACAACGAGCGGATCACAATGCCTTGCATCATCCTCGACTTAAGGGGCAACTCGCTGCTCAACTCGCCTTTGTGGACTGGTCAACTCACAGTTGCAGTGGCGCAACAGGCTGATGATTCGACAGTTGCGGAGCACATTGCATTTGTGAAAGACGTGTCTAGTTTTCTCACGAATCTCGAAATTGATTCAGACGCCGTGCAGCTTTACGGCATCATTTCCAAATCTTCTGACGGCGCCAATACCGAGCGGCATTGGGCCACAACTCTCACATCAACAATTGGCTACGGCCCAAAACCTTAATTATTATGCCCGCATTCGGAGTCGCAGATACATTCGGATTAACAGCCCCTGCAGGCTATTTGCAAAGCTCGGAAAGCTCTACAGATGTGGAGGTTGCAACCATCAAAGGCGCAACCGGACTCACTGTTGAGGCCATTCCTAAGCCGCGCACAACGCAGACCGTGACGGTAAAAACCAAAGGCACCGCGTCATTGTCTACAATCACAAGCGGTTCTGACTTTTCTGGAATCACGCTAACATCTTCTAAGTTTTCCGAATCTAACGACGATTTTGGCACAAGCGAAATTACTGGAGTCCTTTACGCCTAATTTATGAGCACATTCGGCATTACCAAAATTTCTGGAGATCTCATTGAAAGTGTTGATCTTGAGCACAAAGCAGACACCAAGCAGCTGCTTAAATCTACGGGCCAACACTCAGCCGCGCGCAACACAGACGATTCCTACACGTTTACCGTTAAGGGCAAGGGAGACAGCGGCGTGACCCTTGGAGGCTCTACAGGGGCTCCTACGGGCGTTAGCGGCAAGGTGATTATCACCAACGTAACTATCACCGAGGCAAACGAAGACTGGGTAGGATTTTCCTACAGCGGAACAGGTTACCCGCACGCCAGTTAACCGCAGCCTTTCTAAAATCACATGAAAATCGGACAGCAAATTGATTTTGTGCGCGACAACTTGCCGCCGCTCAAGTCTCCAAATACTGACTTAGTCAGCGCCTGGTTGACTTGCGGTGGGCAGCTCCTTGAGGAGGACCCGTACTCATGGACCGTCGAGGATACCAACTCGGGCCCGCAACAAACAGTCACTTGGTGCTTGGATGGCTGCATTAACGTTAAGTTTGGCGCCGAGGTCGTAAACTTTGGGGAGTTCCGCCGGCGCTGGCTTTCGCCGACTTGGTGTGTGGAAAATCCAGACCACCCAATCAGTTACATGCGCTTGCAGCGCGACAACATGGCGAAGATGAAGGCATGGATCAAAACACTAAAGCCCGCCGTATTAATCCGCCGTGGGGGCCGTGTTGCAGTCATTCACCCGGATCTTCCTGAGGCCAAGAAAAACAAAATCCTTGCTGAATTATGACACAAATTGACGACTTTTTGGACGGTGAAAAAATGGTGGGAGGCTTAAAGCTGCGCCCGCTAACGTTTGGCAGCAAAGCCGCTTGTGACCAAATGGGGCTTACAATGTTTACCTCTGGCGAAACTCCCACGGATCAAACTGAGGTGGAGCGACAACTTGTGGCCTTTGCTTGGATGCACACTGAACCGCTGCCAAAAGTCATCACAGCGCTTCGTAATGGCACCGCCGAAGCCTCAGCGTTTGAGTTTGGGTTTACTGTAGATTTAGGAGACGCAAAGGCTTTAACTGCTGAAATTGAGCGAATTGCGGCAGCATCTGTGCGGAACTCGGTTGATGTTGAACCACGCCCAGGAAGCTCAAGAGACGACGCGCCGGGAAACTAGTGCGGCCAGGACTGATCGAATCTTCGGTCTACGCACTGGCCTCCGCTTATCATTTTTCTGAGCATTTTATTTTATGGGAACTCCCTTACCACCGCGCTTTGAGATACTTGCACGCATCGTTGTGGGCAAACGGCGCGTGGACTGTAAAGGCAAAGCCTGCGCCTAAAGCCGAGTATGAAAAGCTTTTGGCCATTGCGCTAAATCCCGAAGATGAAGACTGAAGTGGAATTTATTGGCGTTGATAAGTTTTACCGCGCTCTTGAAAGCATGGTGGCGACTGGCAAGCGCAGTGCTGAAGAGGTTATCTACGAAAACTTTAAAGGAGTTATCCGCAACCTGTTAGCGATTACACCGCCAATGGGAGGCAAGACTCCAGATTTTAAGCTCAACGCAAAAGGGCAAAAAACTGGTGGGATAAATTTTGCGGCCGGAAAAAGACGCGGGCAGGATGCGATCGAAGTTGATATCCAAAAGGCATTTAGACGTGCTCAGAAAACAACGTCTAGTAGTTTTGGAAGCGAACAAGAGGCGCTCAGCTGGTATCTTGGCGCGCGAAATTATCGCAAGCGGATTAAGGGAAAACCAAAACGCGCGGCGCAACTGAAGCAAATTAACTTTGTGCGCAAAAGCATCTTAGCCAGGCAAGGTAGTGTCGCTGCAGGCTGGAGCAAGGCTGCTGCATACTTTGGAATCACGCTTCCTAAGTGGGTCGAGCGGCATGGGATGGCTCGTTCTCGGCTAATTGTTGAGCGCAGCGAATTTGGTTACTATCTGACCGCCATCAACATGACTACGCATCACCAAAGCAATCAGATTGAGCGCATTGGACAAATTGCCATGAACATTCAAACTGAAAACATGATGCGCCAAATTGAAGGCTACATCAAAAAACAAGCCGCAGCCGCTGGCTTCACCGCTTAATTTATGGCAGACATAAAAGTAAAATTAGGGATGGACTCTGCCGAGTTTGCGGCAGGCGCAGCAAAGGCAAAAAAGGCGATGAAAGACCTTGCCGCTGCGCCTCCTCCAAACGTTGGCAAAATAGCCGCTACGCCTGTGCAAGGACAAGGCTTGCTAATGTCTGCCGGAATGAAGGCTGCAACGGCAGCAATGGCCGCTGTAGCCTCAGCAATGGCCGTTGTCGCGGTTGCTGCTCGAGGGATGTATGCCGCGATGGAAGCTGGCGGTGCGCTGATAGATTTATCTGCGCAAACCGGGCTAGCGGTAGA